TCAAATGAAAAATTATTACTGGACCATGAAAGATGGTAAGAAAATTAATGTAGATGATATGGATACAAATCATCTTAGAAATGCACTGAAAATGGTTATCAGAGCTATTAATGCTACCAATGCTAAAGTAGCAGAAAGAAAAGCTAAAAGACAGTTCAGTGGAGGTGAACTCATGTCTGAAGATGCTGATAAAGCTATGTTATATGGAATATCTCCTGAATTAACATGTGAGTGTGATGAAGTACACACATGTCAACAGTGTTTAATGAATTTTTAAAACAAATAGTTATGAGCAAGTTAATTTTTGTATGGTTCCTAATGAATGGAACCATTACTCCTGCGGGAGAACATGAAAACCACAAGTTATATACTATGTGGTTCAAGGATGGTAAGGTAGCTGACCACATGTATAAGGGAGAAGTTCTCCATTACATTGAAACAGGAGACCTAGAATACAATGAAGAATATGAATTTGAATCTCTTAAAGCAGATAGAGATTAGTGTGTAAATTAAAAATAAACTATATGATTTCAAAAAGAAAAAAAGAAGTAATTGAAATAACACAATATGTAGCATGTCTTCCGGGATATGAAGACTTTGATTATAAACCAATGAATTATATACATTCATGGTTTGGTAAAAAAAGTAGTACTGATTATAATACAGAGAAACAATGGAAAAGACAGAGATTGACCAAAGGATAAAATCACTTATATTCTATAGTGATTCAGTAGAACGTAGTGATGCTCCGCTAGAACTAAAAAGGGAAAAGTTAGAAAACATTGAGCGTGAGAAACTACATCTAGAAGCTATTATAGATGATATGAAATTTAAAGAATTCATGAGAGAATTCATCATTGGTATGGCATTATTTATTGCTGGTGTAAGTATATTATTATTTTGTTTTGTGTTTTATGGAAGATAGAAATTGTTATGTAAAGTATAACATAAATACTTTTAGAGTGTTGTTCAACAGACTAATTACATCTGATGATGTATATGTTAAAAACAAACTTATTGAAATGCTTTTTCTACTTACTTATGAAAGTGAAAACATGTGTAAGAAGATTATTGATCTTTCTATAGGAACAATAATTCCCGAACCACTTAAAGCAGGTACCAAAGTCAAAATTGATAGAGAAAAAACTGGTTGGCTTAGTACTACTGATAAAGAAATTCTTGTTAATAATACAATAGATGAAGTTGTATATGGTGTTGTGTTATCCTTTAATGGATATCATAGTTACAATGCATATACAATAGGCTTCCCAGAAGGTACAGTTAATCTACCTATGGAAAGTGTATTAGATGTAAGTAGTATTTTATAATATTTTGTCCTGTGTGGACGCTTTTCCCAGATAATAATAAGAGAGAGTTAATAGCTCTCTCTTTGTTATTAGCTATATAGTGGCATGTTTTTGATTAATTTTGAACAGTATTTGTTATTTATGTAATACATTTACTACACATTAATCAAATATGTTATACCAGCTACCAAACGGAAAAGTAATTAACATTAGTATTGATCAGTATTTAAACATGACTGATCTTGATATTCAGTACTTAATATCTGTAAGTGGTGGTGAATATTGTGCAAATCCCTTCACAGAATCCGCATGTATTGATAATGCCAAAGAAAAGTCTTATGACTTTGAATTTCTCCCAAATGATGAAATTGATGATATAGCTGATGACAGCATACCGTTTGATGATATCATTGATTTAACAGATAATCTGGATATATAAATACTTCCTGTATTTATTTCTTATTGCACAATGAGTAGTTGTGTGATATAGTATTTCTACTCAACAATCAATTTATTTATTAATCTCAAAAACTTAAAGAGATGGACACTAAAGTTAAAGTTGTAGCTGATGCTGCAACAAAATTGGTAATTAACCAATCAGCAAACCCTATTTTTGGATATGTACGTGTAGTACAAAACAGAGTTGTTATTGATGATAATGGATTCATGAAGCGTAAAGAGTTTTCTGCTCTTATTCACGGTCTTGTAGAAGACTTACAATCAGCAGGTTACTTTGATGGTCAAGAATTGTCAGGAACTATTGTTGCTGAAGAATCATTAGATCCTTTTAACAAAAAAGATCCAAGTAAATCTATCAAGAAAGCTGGTGAAACAAATGTAGCTTGTACATTAGGTGGATTTCCTATTCACCGCAGAACAAAGTATACTAGTAAAGCAAATGCTGAAGATATCTTGATTAGTCATGATAACAAAGCAGAAGTTAAAGCTGCTTACGCTGCGTCTGAAGCTGCTAAAGCTAAAACAAAAGCAATGCAACCTAATGCTGAGTTTGACACAGAAGCAGAAGGTTTCAACTTATAGTAATTAACAAGGAGCCTGTTACGGCAGGCTCTTATTTTATGATTTTTAATAAATATGATTATGGAAAATGTAGAACAAATCAAAGCTGAATTAAGAGAATTAATCAGTAAAGCTATTGAGATACTAGAAGAAAATTTTAATGTAGAAGATTTTGAAACTGAAAGTCCAGCAACAATGCTTACTACAGGATTATTAGGTTCTCTATTGGATATATCTGAGTTAAGTGAAGAAGATTTGAAAGAATCTGTTTAAGTAAATTATTTTATGATTTAAAAATGTATATGATTATGGAAAAGCTAAAACAAGATATCAAAGATTATATAACAAAACCTGTGAAATATCAGGATTTTGAACAAGATAAGTATAGTAGTTATCAAAACTATTTGTATAAAAGAGCTCTATATGGTATAGACTCTCTATCAGTAAATGAGCTTAATAGTATGTGCAGTAAGAAGAAGTCCCGCATTCTCAATGTTTATAACCGTGCACAGTTAGTTGTTAATAACTACAAACACAGAGTAACAAAGCAGTTAACTGATAAATTATTACTGTCTCTATTTCCTAATAGTTCACTTATAAGTGAATTAAATAGTTATGAAGATGTGGATGCTAATTACAAGAACACATTAACTTTCAAAGACTTGTGTATACATAAGGATCAGTTAGTTGAGTTGTTTATGCTTGAAGGTATCTTACCTAAAAATTTCTTATCTTTGGAAAAATAAAAACCAACAATGAGAAAAAATGATAATCAGCCAGCATTTGCTACGGTACATGCTGGCTTTCTTCAACCAGGAATAACTAAAAGAGAATATGTTATTAATTCAGTTACACAAGGCTTATTAGCAGGTAGCAATTGGTCAGGTACAGAATCAGGATTTCCTGGGAAAGTAAAAGAAATTACAGAAACCATATTAGATTTAATGGATGAAAAATCTTAAAGTTTGCAGTGGTTGCAACAAAGAATCTGTCATATGGAAAAATCATGAAGGAAATAAGTATTGTCAATACTGTTGGGCTAAAGTTAAGTCAGGTGATCCTGAACATAAAAATGTAGTTCCTACAGTATCTGATAAGAGAAAGAAACAAGATGCTGAGTATTTAAAACTCCGGTATAAGTTCCTTAGTGATAACACCATGTGTAAGGTTAGTGTTGCTGGTTGTTCTACAAAAACAACTGATGTTCACCACACATTTGCAGGAGCCAATAGAGATGCATTCTATTTAGTACAAAGTACTTGGTTACCTGTCTGTAGAAATTGTCATGACTGGATACATTTAAATCCAGAAGATGCAAGAGTTATGAACTGGTTAAAATAAAATAATTATGGATTATAATAATGTTATTAATAGAACTATTTTATCATATCACTTGGGCAGACAAAGAGAATTTAAGAAATTAAAAGAAGACTTAAAAACTTGTTGTTGCTTTCCAACTAGAAAAAAGATTAAATCTAGATTGGAGGAGCTAGAAATTATTTTGAGTAGAGACTATTCACTTGCTAAATATCAATTAGTACCTGTATTAGGAGTAAGTTATAAAGAATTAAAAAACTATCCTGAATTAGTTGAAGTAAAAAATAAACAAAGAACACTTAAAAGAGCATTAGCATGAGTAAACCAAATGTAAAACAGATAATAGAAGTTGCAAAAAAATCTGAAACAATTGGTAATATTTGCTATGAAGAATTTCAAAAAACAAATAAATTAGAGACAGCTAAAGTTGCTCTTAATGCTTTTAGAAACACTTTGTATGCAAACAGCTTACTAATTAAAAATGAAAAAATTTAAGACTAATGATTACAAAAGATGATGTACAAGATATAGCTATCAGCAAAACTGATGATCACAGAAGATGTACAATAGTATTGGGTACAGGTGTTGGTAAAACCAAAGTTGGTTTAACACATGTAGAAAGAAATACTACACCTCTTCAGAAAGTTTTGGTTGTAGCACCAAAGAAATCTATATTCATATCATGGATTGATGATGCAGGTAAATTTGATAAAGCTCATTTACTTGGAAGAATTGTGTTTACTACTTATCTAAGCATAAACAAACATGATCCTAATGATTATGATATTGTTTATTTGGATGAAGTACACAGTCTTTTGGATTCACATAGATTCTTCTTAGAGAACTACAAAGGAAAGATACTGGGTCTTACTGGTACTCCTCCTAAACACCATGGCTCTGAAAAGGGTAGAATGGTAAATGATTTCTGTCCTGTTGTATATTCTTTCCAAGCTGATGATGCAGTAGAGAATAATATCTTAAATGATTATAAGATATTTGTTCATATGCTTGAGTTGTCCGATAAGAAAGATTATTTAGTGAAGAATAAGAATAATAGTTTCCTGACCTCAGAGAAATTAAATTATCAGTATTGGTCTCAAAGAGTTGAGTCTGGTGCTGGTCAATTACAAATGCTCAGAGTCATGAGAATGCGCGCTCTTATGGAGTATCCTAGTAAAGAAAGATACACTAAGAAATTATTAGCAAGCATTACTCAGAAGAATAAAGTTATTGTCTTTGCAAATACACAGGAGCAAGCAGATTTATTATCTCCTTACTCTTACCATAGTGGTAATAAAGGAAGTGAAGATTGTTTAACTTGGTTTAAAGAAGGTAAGATTAAATGTCTTTCAACTGTACATCAGTTGAGTGAAGGTGTTAATATTCCTGATCTTAGACAAGGTATTATTCTTCATGCCTATGGTAATGAGAGAAAGTCTGCCCAAAGAATTGGTAGATTATTGAGACTTAATCCAGATGAGACAGCAGTAGTACATATTTTATGTTATAAGAATACTATTGATGAACATTGGGTTAAGCAAGCTTTAGAAGGATTTGACCAAACTAAAGTAACTTACAAAACTTTTAATGTAATATATTAATGTTGAATACTGAAAAAAATTCCATAAATTATAATATGGAAGATACTAAAACACACAAGATTGTTCTACACAATGATAATCAGCATGATTTCTTATATGTTATTGCATGCTTAATTAGATTTTGTAATCATGATGCCCATCAAGCAGAACAATGCGCTCTTATAGCAGATGGTAAAGGTTCAGTAGATATTGTATCTGGTAATTATATGGATATGTTAGAGATTAACACATCTTTAGAACAGATGGAGTTAAAATCTGAAATAAAAGAGTATGCTTAAAGTAGTTTGTATTAATGACAAGAATAAACCAGGTAAGATTCCTCTTACAGAATGGATTGTTCAAGGTAATGTATATACTGTAAAACAAATTGTTCAATTAGCACTTATGGGCAATGAATTAGGATTTGAATTGGAGGAAGTGTCTCTTTCTCCAGATTCTTTTCCGTATGAATATTATAGTGCTTCACGCTTTATACCTTTAGAAATTTATGAAAAACAAGAAATCACAGTCAAAGAAGAAGAATTGGATCTCTCAATTATTTAGTAAGAAAGAAACTCCAGTAGTTTTACCTAACTACCAAGACTATCTTACAGTTAAGATCATTGATGATACTGATGATACTATCACAGGCACATTAGGTATTACACCTGAAAGAAGAAATGAGTTATATGAAATAGTTAAATCAGCCTATAGTAATGAGAATATTACAAAAATATTGGTTGATGTAAGTAAACATGTAACACATCCTAATGAGCTTGCATTTGTAAGTTTTTTAGTTGGTAATAAACTTGGTAAAGAAGCAAATGATCCTTTTAGAGGTATTATTGGTGCAATCATGAGAGATACTCAACGTGGGGAAGATTAAACAGATCTACATGGATCTGATAAACTCTGGTGTTACACCTGATGGTTTATCTCTTGGAGAAGCTCTTGATATTTTAAAACAAAAAGAGAATGAAGAAGGAGAACAATATGCCAGACTACAATCTGGTGAACAAGAAAATAGCAGAGAGGCTTGAGTATTTCAATAAGCTTGATGAAAAAGAAAGAAAAGCTAAAAAACAAGAAAAAACAATCAGTACAGGTGTGAGCAATTAGATTCCGGACAACTGACCCTAAAGCGGGCAACTGGTTATATGTGTTGTTTCCTTGAGAAAGGAATTAGTGATTATGTATGCTGACCTTTAGGAATAGAAGCAACAAGATAAAAATGTACCATTGCGATGATCATACATAATCAATGGGCTTACAACACAGAGATTCTCAACCTCAAACAGATTGACCCAAAGGCATGGGGTAGAATAAATTGTAACCATTTGTATGTTACACAATCTGAACAGGTTGCTTCCTGTTATTTTTATTTGTTTATTACGCAAAAGGTTCGTATATTTATAGCTACATAATATAGCTATATGAAAAGATTTTTTGATAAAGTAAACAAAACAGAAACTTGTTGGTTATGGACTGCTGGAAGCAGAGGTAAAACAGGTTATGGTGCATTTAAAATAAAGGGTAAAGTAATAGATTCTCACAGAGTTTCTTATGAAATACATAAAGGTGAAATACCGGAAAAAATGTATGTGTGTCATACATGTGACAACAGAAAATGTGTTAATCCTGAACATTTATTTCTTGGCACAGCTAAAGATAATTGGCAAGATGGTTTTGATAAAGGTAGAATTAAACTTTTAGGGGGTATAAATACTGAAAAACTCAAAAAACATCCAAGTTTAGGAGCTTATAAAAGAGGTTGCAGATGTAATGATTGTAGGGCTATAAATACAACAAGAATGAAAAAATATAGAACAAGATTAAAAAATAAATAATCCAATCTTGACTACACGGGAGTAAATAAGTAGCTCTAAGCCTTGCGGATTACAACAGGGTATAGCAGGTGGGATTCCTGCATTTTTAAAAAATATGTATATGAGAGTAACATTTGTATTTGCACTAATTGCAACTGTAGTAGCTAGTTTAATGAGCTTAGGGAAAAGTGATAAAAAAATTGTGGTTAAAAAACCTCCAATTAAAGACACTACAGAAGTAATAGTGATTGATAGCAGCAAGCTAGACAAAAAATTACTGGTAAGTTATATTTTACATAAAAATATAGCTCATCCAGAAGTTGCTTATGCCATAGTAAGGCAAGAAAGCAACATGTGTAGTAACTTGTTTAAAACAAATAATAATTTATTTGGTATGAGACATCCTAGAGTAAGACCAAATAAAAGTTTGGGAAGCAAAAAAGGTTTTGCACATTTTGAAAAATGGCAACATAGTGTAGAAGATTACAAATTGTATTTACTATTTGTAGGTGGACATACTATGAGTAAACAACAGTACTTATTTCATTTAGATAGAAGCTATGCTCATGCTGGTTATTCTAATCACCTTGATAAGTATTTTCAAGAGTATTTTCAAATAAAAAATGAATTATGAAAAAGTTTAGATTACCTATAACTAATATTAAGTAGTTATGGATACAGCACATGAAATTGCAGTAGAAGTTTGGAATAACTACATTGCAAGACCTAACAATGATCCTGAAAAGCATAGATTTAGCTTCAAAGATTTAGAAAAAGCTATTAACTTAAAACTAAAAGAAAATGTGGAAAAAAATTAAAAGATTATTTTGTAAACACACATATGTACCAAGTGTAACTCCTGGTTATCACATATGTATAGATTGTTATAAACATAAAAAGTTAATATGAAAACAAAAAATGAGTTTTATCAAATTGATTATTGTAGGTATACAACTAATACACTACTCAATACACTTATGAAACTTGAAAAAGATTCAGAATTGTATCTTTTGATAATACTTATTCTTAAAAAAAGAAAGTATAATCAAGAGTATTTTAGTAATGAATCTAAAATGCAACTTGAAAGAGAAAGAAGTATACAACTTGAAACTAACCGTATTTGTTTTGGTTATAAAAATCAAGAATACTATACTGAAAATGAAATGATTATTGGTTATGTTATACCTAAATATGAAGAACTTAGTTCTGAAGAAAAAGAAATTTATGACAAAGAAGAAGAATAGAAAATCTGATTATGTCTGTGTAAAATGTGGAGTAAAATATCTTACAGAAGAACAGAAAGATAAAGCACAGATCTGTACATTCTTTATAGGAGAATGTGGTTTATGTAGTGAAAAAACTGGAATCACACATATTAGAAATTATAATTACTTAAATAAAAAAGTATGAAAGATGGAAACAATTGTAAATAAAAGATCAAAGTATCTTTTTCAACACAAACCTACAGGAGCTAAACTTTCATTTGAAGCAGATAATGATCAAGCAGCTATTATGACATTAGGAAAATTGTGCCAAACAGTAATGGATTGGGATATGAGAAAATTTAGACTTTCAAAAACTAAAAGAAAAAAACTAAAAAGAAATGAAAGCAACATTTGAATTTGATATGAATGAGCTAGATGATATGATGGACCATAAAAGAATGTCTAATGCCCTTAGTATGGCTTTAGTATTGTGGGAACTTAAACATAATGCTCAAAGAAAAATTTATGATAGTCTTGACTACATGGAAGAAGATAAACCTAAAACTGCACATGAAACTGCAGAATTAGTATTTGATATGATCTATCAGCTTATGGAAGATCATGGTGTAAATATTGACAATTTAATACTATGAGTAGTGTATTGTATAAAACAAATACTAAGAGTAAAAGAAAACTTGATAATTACATTGATTATTGTCAGTACATGCTTGGAGTTTGTAATAGAAAATCAAATAAATTAAAATCTTACTATTTCAAGAAACAGCATGAAATAGCAAAGAAAAAGTTAAAACAACTTTTAAAAACAGAATAAGATGGTGAGTAATATATCTGAAACTGATGTAATAGTGGTAGCTAACAGCATCAAGAAAAAATTAACTACAGATCAAGTTAATAAAGTAATTTTAATGTATCCGCATGAAGAAGAATGTGACACAACAGGTACATGGAATCTTATTGTAGAGAATTGCATTTATCAAGTATTACAGCCATGAAAAGGTTGTTCTATAAGATAGTTGAGGAGTTCCGGTTATTAGTAATATTAATTGTATATGGGAAAGAGTGATATAAAAGCTGATGTTGCTAAGGAAGTATTGTATTTAGCAAAAGATCTTCTTAGGTTACATGTTACTTTAGCAAAAGATGTACAAAATGATATATATCTTATTTTATTTAAGCATCAAGTAAATATATTTTCTCCAAGGTATGATTTTCTCAATAAGAAAGAATGGTTATTTGTATACAAACTAGAACTTAATCTATTAGAGCTTCTTGAGATAATTACTAAAGATGAAAACAATAGAATATTTGAGATGCTACAAGCTGATGATGATAATATTTATATTGCTGTTTTAAGTTTAAAACAGTTTGGGAAATTAAGAGAAGAAAAACTTGAATCACCTTGGCATATTGATCATGTTAAAAATAATTATCTTAAAATTGCAACACCGGAGTTAATGATGTTTAAAATAAAAAACAAATTATGAAAGAGCAAGATTTAATTAAGGCTGGGTTTACCAGAAGAGATGTTACTAAAGAAGAAAGTGGTAATGATAAAGACTTTTACTACTATGTTCTTGATGTAGTAGATGGTATCACATTAGTTTCTGATTCAACTGAAGAAATTGATGATGATAATTGGACTGTAGATTGCTTTGAAGTAGATAAAATACTTATTAAAGATGCAGAAAATTTATTTAGTTTCCTTGAAACACTGAAGATATGTACACAGGTAAACTTGTAAAAAAAGATGGTAAGCTTACTTATTCTAATCCGAAGGATAAGCTGGCTTATGAACTGTTCTTACAGAAGATACCTGAAGGGCAGGAAGTAGAAATGTATATTGATCTAGCTAATGCAGATCACAGTAGAGCACAAATTAATAAAGTGCATGCATGTATTAGAGAGTTAGCCAAAGAATCTGGCTATACTTTTGAAGAAATGAAAAAGATTGTAAAAGAAAGATCTGGTCTTTGTTACACAGACTCAGAAGGTGAGTTTTGCAAATCATTTGCAGAGTGTACCAAAGACCAGCTTATGCTAACTATTCAAGCTTGTATTGAAATAGGAGTAGAATTGAATGTTAATCTAAGGTAGGTGCAACATAACCTTCATCTCCTGGTTCTAAAATTTCTTTCTCTTCAAATTGGTTATGCGCTGTAGCTTGTGCTTCAATTTCAGCAACTAACATAGTTATTGTTTGCATAGCTTTTTGATCATCATCAAGTTCTGGGTAAGTTTTGTTACCTATCTCTTTAAAATATTCATCAGACTTATTGTTTTTAGTCATGTTGTTTATAAGAGTAAATGCTGAATTTTTTACCATCATATAGTATCCTTTACTTACTGGTACATTGATGATAGCATCATCTTTTAATTCTTTAACTTTAATCATGTTAGTTTAGTTTAAATTACACTGTAAAATTATGAAAGAAAAACTAGAATTAGACAAAATTGTAGACAAATTATTTGAAGATTTAGTTCCTTCTGGATGGGCCAGAGTATTAAGAACTTTTATTTATAGTTCTGATTTTAAAAATATAATTCAGTCACTTGCTAATGAAAGTTTATTGGATAGAAGATTTACTCCTCCTTTAAGAGATATATTCAGAGCATTCAAAGAATGTCCTTATGATGATCTTAAAGTGGTCATAGTAGGTCAAGATCCTTATCCTCAAATTAATGTGGCCGATGGTGTTGCTTTTAGTTGTAGTAAAACAATGAGGTTACAACCAAGTTTAAAGTTTATGTTAGATGAGGTAAATAGAACTGTTTATAATGGAGATTCTGTTAGTAATAATCCTGATTTAACTAGATGGTCTAGACAAGGTGTACTTATGCTTAATACAGCTCTGACAACTGAAATAGGTAAAATTGGTAAACACTACGACATATGGAAACCAATGTTAAATTATCTTTTTGATTATCTATCAAATTATAATAATGGATTGGTGTATATTTACATGGGAAAACAAGCAAGTGCTTGGGCTGATAATGTTAATGATAATTGCTTTAAGCTATTTTGTTCTCATCCAGCATCTGCTGTTTATAATAAATTTAGAAGATGGGATTCTCAAAATGTATTTCATACAGCACAAAAAGTAGTAGAAGAAAATTATAAATACTTAATTCTTTGGTGATGGAAGAGATATTTAACAGACTGATTAAAGAAAGTTTAATGCCTAATACTTACTATGTATTACATTGCTTAAAAGAGAAAGTTATTCCTAACACTATTGTTAATAAAGAACTGGAAATCAGTAGATTAAAAGCTAATGATTGGGTTAGTGAAGATTTGGTATTAACTGCAAAAAGTCTTATATTTACAGAAGAAATCAATAGTTTCTTTAAGAAAACTAAAAAGAAAACCGTTAGTGCACTTATGGGAGAAGATTATATAACAATGATGTTAAACTACTTAGAAATATTTCCTAATAGAAAACTTAACTCTGGCAAACCTGCTAGAGTAAATGTTAAAAATCTAGAAGGAGCTTTTAAATGGTTTTTTGAAACTTATGATTATAGCTGGGAAACAATTTTAAATGCAACTGAAAAATACGTGTCTGAATATGAATTAAAAAGGTATGAATACATGAGAAATTCACAATATTTTATCCGCAAACAAAACTTGGATAAATCCTTTGAGTCAGATCTGGCTACATATTGTGAACTAGTACTATCTGGTGCAGATGAAGTTCCTACTTATTTTAGGGACAACATAGTGTGATCAATTTTTAAAATCCACATATGTCAAATTTATTTAATGGTGCAAGACCTTTGCTACCTGTTAGTGAAAGGCAGTCCGTAGAAAAAGCACTCTATAAAATTAGAGCTAGGAGACAAGGTACATTAAAATCCTTAAAGAGTGCCTGGCCTAAATTTAATGATGCTTTCTGTGATGGTCTTGAATGGAGAACAATAACCGTAGTTGGTGCCAGACCTGGAACTGGTAAAACTTTATTTATGGAGCAGTTGATTAGTGATATTATTGCTAATAACAGTGACCAATATTTTAGAGTTTTAAAGTTTCAGATGGAGATGGTAGATGAAACTAGCGGTGTTAGAAAACTAAGTCTGATTACAAGTGCTGATTACAACACATTAATGAGTAAAGACGGAAAACTTGTAGATAAGAGAATCTATGATGAATGCGTTAGGTATTACCAAGGAATGCAAGCTATGGACAGAATTAATGTTGTCTATGATGCATGTACAATAGATGAGATGTGTGCTACTATACACTATGAAATGGATAAGTACAAAAATGATGATGGTACTTTTAATAACATGCTAGTTGCTATAGATCACTCAGCTTTATTTAAAGTTGGTAAAGGACAGAAAGACAAATTTGATATGCTAGGAAGCTTAGGTGAAGCTCTCACAATGATGAAAAAGAAATATCCTATAGCATTTATTGTATTAAGTCAACTTAACAGAAACATAGATGATCCTAAAAGACAGGAAGAAGGTGTTTATGGAAATTATGTGTTAGATTCTGATATTTACGGGTCTGATGCTTTGCTACAACATGCTGATGTGGTTATGGGTATTAATAAGCCTTCTGTAAGAAAAATTAGGTTGTACGGTCCTGAGAAATTTATTATTCAGGATGAAGATATCTTAGTGTTTCATTTCCTTAAATCAAGGAATGGTACTACTAGAATAAGCTTCTTTAAACTTGATCGGACTACAATGAGGATTGTAGAAGTACCAACACCACCAACAGCAATTAAACCAAAAATTACAACAATATGAGCGTAACAACAGTAAGAAAAACAAGAGAGAAAGAATTCTATGTAAATCACATAGAAACTTTTAAGAAGATAGGAGAGTCTGATCCTGCATTCTTGATTAAAACAGCCTTTTTTCAAAAAGGTAAGTATGGTAGACAAGTTCAATTTTTTGAGTCTGAATTAAATAAAGGTGAAGATTTGTACATTGAGTTTTATGACAATGTAACTGATAACTCTGGTACAGTTGTAGATGTAAAACCATTCTATGAAAACAGACAATTGTTCAGATATAGATATAATCCTTTCTATTCTGAAGAATATGATAAGAAAAGTGGTGTATCTTCAACCGGATCTGACTATTCATTATTCACAGTTCCATTACAAGAATTAGTAGCTGTTAATCCTGACGGATCTACACTCAGTTATGGTTTATTTGAGAAAAGACTTACTGAACTTGAAGAAAAGAAAAAAGCTGGTGATTTTGATATAGACCTACCAAGACTTCAAAAGTCTTTAGTTGATAACAATGATTTTCCAGATTTTACAGAAGGTTTAACAACAAGACCTGCTACACCAGAAGAAAGTTTTGCTATAACACACAAAGATCCTTTGATGAGTGAAATGACAATACAAGATTTTGCTGCAATCATGTGGAAAAAACCTGTAAGTAACAAGCAATGGTTAAATGATTTAATTAGTAAGTAATGAGTATAGTACTTCCAACTACAAAGGTAAAAGCTCAAAGAGCTAATCCTAAAAGATTGGTTATCTATTCAAAACCTAAAACAGGTAAAACTACTTGTTATGCTGGTCTTGAGAATAATTTAATCTTAGATTTAGAACATGGTGCAGATTTTATTGAAGCATTAAAAATTCCTATTACTAGTTTACAAGAGTTATTGGATACAGGTAAAGCTATTAGAGAAGCTGATAAGCCTTATACTTATATTACTATAGATACTGTAACAGCATTGGAAGAAATGATTCATCCACTTGCAATAAAACTTTACAAACAAACGCCTAAACTACATGGGCCTATTAGTAGCAATATTAATAGCAAATCTCTCTAATTGCTGGAAAACCCATTGTATATTAAAATATATTTTATACCTTTACGGGTAAATATAAATATTATGAATGGACAATCAGCAGCAAAGGCTTATAAACCACACAAAATGATCAATCCAGGTACTATATTTAACAAAGTAAAAGTAATAGATTTTGCTTATTCAGCTAAGTCTAGAGCTTATTATTTTACTGAATGTATAACCTGTGGAGCAGGATCAATTAGAAGAATGGATCATATAAAAACTAATCCTGAATATTGTAACAGTTGTAAAGAAAAAAAAACAGCAAAACCAAAGGTTGAATCTGTTATTAATACAATATATTCAGGTTATAGGACTAATGCAAACAGTAGACATATATCTTTTGAACTTACAAAAGAAATGTTTATTAAACTGATTAGTCATAATTGTTTTTATTGCAATCAAGAACCTATTGAATCACAGTTTTCTAAAGGTAGAAACAGAACTAATATTAAATTTTTACACAATGGTGTAGATAGATTAAATAGTAAAGTTGGTTATACTGTTGAAAATTGTGTAGCCTGTTGTAGTATGTGTAATCTGATGAAAAATAAATTTTCACTAGAAGATTTTATTAATAAGATTAAACAAATCTATGTTTATAAGAAATGTTCAACGACTATGCCGGAAGGCAGTACACTACAAGCTAAGGGTAGTGGAAATGGGAGAAATCCAGAAATGGATTGTGATATAGTCTGATCTATATGGTAACATATAGCAGTTCATTAGAGAACGCATTAAACTGTTGCGAGTTTAGTGGAACACATATGATGGGTAAAAATTATGATGGAGATAATATAACAAGTTTACCAAACGGTGCTGGTTATTTATATATCCGCACTGCATTTTTCCAAGTGCTTGACTTTGTAGATACTCTTGCTGATCATGT